TTTTCTACTTTTGGAAGTTCATCAACTAATTCAGTTAATCTTTCCATGTTTGTATCAAATGATACTTTTTCATCTTCAGAAAAATCTCTATTTTCTTCAGATACTAAATTTTCAAGAGCATCAAGGGAAGTTTTCACTTCACCAATTTCTTCTCTTATTACTTTACTATTTCTCATTTTCTAAATTTTAATACTACAAAAATCAATTATTTGATTATAGGTACTTTGTAACAATTTTAACTTTGTTATAATTTCGCAAAGCTGATTTTGTTTCAAGTCCCATTTCAATTTCTTCTTCAACAACCTCAAGTGATTTTTTAAGTTCATCAACTTGGTCAGCACTTCGTTTGAACGCATCACGATTTGAACCAGCACTCACAATTGACCATTCAACCAATTCTTGTCGTGTGAAATAAATCGTGTTTCTGTCCTCATCTTCTTTGTTGCCATAACGATACTCATGTGGAATTGCTCCAACACTTGCCATCTTTAAAATACCATCTTGCATTTTGTTAAATACTTTGTCAGCCAAAGGATTGTTTCCTTCACGTTCAAATGTTACTTCACCAATCAACGCATCTCCATCTCTAAACACTCGTGATGTTCCAATGATAGTATCAGGATTAGAACCACTCACTTCGTGATTGTATCCAACAATTGGATTGCGGTCATAAGTTGACAAATCCCATCCATCAAGTTTGAATGATGTACCATGTCTGTCAATGGATTCTGTTGATATAACAAATTGTGCAGTTCGTTCAACTTCATTTATATTTCGAACCTCTGCAAGTCTTTCAATTTTATTCATTACTTTTCTATTTTTATCAATTTCTTTTAATTTACTTTCTGACCATCTCAATCCAGCTTTGCCACCCCACAACAAAAACGATATAGTTCCACACGATTCAGTGTTGTCAGGATCATAATACACTTCAGCACGTGACAAATATGAAAACATTCTTTTGACGGTATCTTCAGTGATTGGTTCTTTATTTGCAAGTTGTTGACCTCTAACTTTGCCAACTTGTGTTGCACATTTATTGCCAACCTTTTCATTTAATTCAATGCCACGTTTTGCATTGTTTGAAACCGCATCAGGATAATCACTATAACTCGCCATCTTCCTTTTTATAATAATTATCCATGTCCTGAATAGGTATTCTATTTATTTGGACATAACGTTCATCACCACCCTCAATTGGATTCCTATCCTCAAGTTCAAGTACATCGTTTATGCTATAAGCACCAATGTCAGTCATCAGTCGATAATATTCACCTTTTGTTTTGACATCAGTTCGAAGTAAACGATCAACATTGTGCTTAAAATAATGGTCAAGTTTTTCCGTATCTTTTAATAGTTTTCGTCTGTATTCTTGTTCAATCTTTTCAATCCAAGTTCCAATTGAATAAGTCACAAATTCAATTGACTGGTGTTCAATGTTTGAAAAAGTTGAATTCTCCATCTCATTAATCATGTGTGATGGTATTCCCAAGATTGTTGCAATCTCATTCTTTTGGAATTTACGTGTTGAAATCCATTCAGCATCTGCTGGAGGAAGTCCAATACGATGATATTTTGAACCAGCATCAAGTATTGCAGTTCCACGTGTCCCATTTGGTCCATAGTTTGCAGCCCATTGTTGACTAATTGCATCTTTTGTTTCAGGTTTTAAAACACCCTGATATTCGATGAAGCCGTCAATCCTACTCCCTTTGTTAAAAAAATCAGCCCCATAATCTTGTGCTGCAATTGATAAACCAAGATTTTGTTTGTGTGCTTGTATTGCCGAAAGTCCAACAACTGGATCAACTCCAAACCCACGAAGATTAATCATGTCAGCATCTTTGACAAGCAACGATTCAGTTTCATTGTATGCTTCTTTGACTTGAACTTTCCAATAAATCTCATCATCATATTTTATTGGTTCGCATTGTTCACGAGTTACATTGACCAATGATGTTGGTGTTCCAAATTGATCACGTTCAATAATTGCCAAACCATTACCATGATTGATTGCGGATGTGATTAATATTTGTGTGAAGTCAAAAGAAATTGATTCATAATTTGCTTCAGCATTCAACAAGTATTCTGTTGGATGTGCAACTATTTCACGCCTTCCGTTTTGTTTGCGAAAAACCTCAACTGGCAACATTGCCACTGATTCTGTAATTCTTCTTACACCAGCCCAATATGCTGACAAACCCATTGCGGATTCCTCAGTGACTGGAGTTCTTCCAATCATTCCACCAAAGTTTGCATTTAAGAAACCTTTTTTTGCAGATAGAACTGGATTGATTCTTTTGATTTCAAACCCAAATAAATTCACTATTGCAAAAATGAAACAATAGTTTTTTATAAATATGTAAAATATTTAACTAAAAAAACCCTTACATTTCTGCAAGGGTTTGTTTGTTTTAGGTTTAAATTTATGTTTTTATTTTAAACTTAAAATAGCTTTTTCAGTTGCTTCAATAAAGTTTTTAATGCTTTCTATTCGTTCGTTATACCATTTGTGTCTATTTACAATAGTAATTTCTCTATCATCATTAACTTTTAATGCTTTTACATTTGCTTCTGCACCTTCTTTTGTAAAGTAAGAAGGAAATTCAGTATTTGACTTGTAATGTAACATACCATCATTTGATGTTATAGTATAAACACCAGCTACTGATATAACATAATTGTGACTGATAATTCTACCATTTTCCATTTGTAATTGACGATAGAATTTTTTTAAATCTTCTTTTGATGTTTCGATTGTCTGCTTTAATAATTTAATTGTGTTGTTCATTTTGTTTGTTTGTTTATTATTGTACTACAAATATATACACAATTATTTAAATACAAAATATTTTTTTATTTTTTCTTAAAATTAATTGATTGCAATGCTTTAAATGATTGATAATTTCTGTGTGGTTTATAGTCAGGTAAATAAATATTGATTTCTTTGACACATTGATCATATGCCATTTTTCGAATCTTAACCTTTTTCAAATGCTTATGAAACAAGTCATCAATTCCTTTTGTTACCGCATCAATTATTTCTTCAGGAACTTCAATCTCACGATTGTTTTTATTTGACAATATAACACGATAAGAATCAAAATCTTTGTAATGATTAAAATGTGGTGCATATTCACGAACCAAATCAAGTGCAGCATCATAGGCATCTTCACTGGTGTGATGTCTTAACATTTCAAGAAACAAGAAATCAAAGTTCCTTTTATTGTTTAACACATCATAAATTTTTTTTGGTATTTTCATATAATATATAAATTGCCATCTTCCAAATAAGATTTGTTTGAATCAGGTTTGTCCAACCACAAACCAAATGCCATGATGTTTGAAATTAATCCATCAATCTTTTTGTTAGGTGAACGTGTGTCTTTTTCAAGTTTTATGTTTCCAGCGGGATCAGACTTTACCGAAGCATTGCCAACCATCCAACGTAAAACTGGATTATTGCCATGATTAAACTTTTTACTTTCAACCATTGCCTGAAGTTCTTTGGTTGGTGCATTCATAGATTTGAAACCTTGTCTAAACTCAATAAGGTCAAAACCTTCTTCATACAACTTTGGTGCAATGTGATTGAATATCATACAACTTGTTTAACTGACCAAGTTTGTATATTATAAAATCATAGTCAATCACATTCCCACTTGTTTCTTCAATATATTCATCACGAACCCATTCACGATAATTTATATTTTTTTTGTCAGCTGATTGTGTACCCTTATCTTCGGGCAACCAAAACCAATTTTTGGAATAATACTTTTCATCTATTTTCCAAACCAAAGAAAATGCAGTGATGTCACTTCGTGATGACAAATCAAGTCCACCATAACAAGGATAATCACGCAACATCTCATCATCAAAATCCCAATGTGATTTGGTCCATACCTCATCATTAATCCATCCATCTTTTGATTGTGTCCAAACATTTAGATAGTATCTTTTGAATGAGTTCAAACTTGCTGCACTGACCATTGCTTTGTTTGCTTCCTTTTCATATGCACGTTTGCCGATTGATATATTGTAATTTGGATT